CGATGAAGATGGCGAGGACGAGCTGCAGCCCGCGGTGGATGGAGGCTCGGAGCGCCTCGAAGGCGAAGGTCCCCGCCTTGGACAACAGGTCCCCAAGCAGGCCCGGAAGCCGAGCGAGCCCCTTGCCGATGGCCCCGAAGACGGTCGACCCGAGACGACCCAGAGCCTTGGCGATGTTGCCCGGCCAGCGCTTCACGGCCTCGAGGGAAGAGCCGAAGGCGTCGGAGACGGCATCGCCGATCGAGCTACCAAGGTTGCCGACGAACTCCGTGACGGCGTCCCAGGCCTCGCCGAGCTTCTCACCGATCCAGCCAGCCAGGTCCCCGATGAGTTCGCCCAGGCGCTCGAGCCGCTCCATCGGGTCCTTGAGGAAGCGGACCGTGGCCTCAAAGGCAGCCTTGACCTTGTCCCAGTGCGTGACCAGCAGGACGATCCCGCCCACGACAGCCGCGATCACAGCACCGCCTACGGCGAAGGCAGCGAGGCCAGACGCTCCGAGAGCCACCCCGATGGCCCCGGCAAGCCCGACCAGTGCCTGCCCCAGCAGTCCGATGAGCTTCACGGCCCCGACGGACTTGAGGATGGCGAAGGCTGCTCCGAGGCCCAGCATGATCCCGAGGAACCGATCAAAGCCGGGGATGCTCATGAGCGTCTCCAGCGCTGCTGTGAAGGCCTGGAGAGTGGCCGTCAGCGTCATCAGGGTGATGTTGATGGCCTCGCCCTGAGCGAGGACGGAGAGGAATTCGCCGAAGACGCCGAAGAACTCGACAAGCGCAGGGCCATAGGCCTCGCGCGTCTCTCGGATGAAGGTGTCAAGGAAGGGCACCACGTCTTCGCGGAGCGTGGTGATGAAACCGATGATGCCCTCGTTGCCGCCAGCCTCGAAGACAGCTCCGCCGATGGCGCGACTGATGTCGACAACGAGTCCGTTGAACTCATGAGCCACCGCCAGGGCGTCGTCGAAGATCTGCTTGAGCCGGTTCTGGCCGACGGCGCTGGCCGTCCACTCGTTGAACCTGGCCGCCCACGTCGAGAAGTTCTCGAAGAACGGGACGGCGCTAGTACCGCCGACCTTGAGGATGTTCCAGATGGCCCCCCAGAGGTCCGCCAGAGCGCCGCCAACGAGTGATGCCTTGTCGTACCAGTCTTGGAGGGTGGCGGCGAGCGTGCCGTCGGCTGAGGTGACCGCCAAGGCCTCCTGCCAGCGAGCCACCATCTGGTCGATGGCCTCCACGAACTGCAGCGTGATCGGCAGCACCGCTTCGAACAGTCGGGAGAGCACGTCGCCCAGGCGGAGGGCGATGCGGGCCATCGTCTCCAGCACGGGGGTGGACTGCTGGAGGATGCTCCGCATCCGCCGCTGCCCCTCCTCGCTGGCGAGGATCGCTGCCAGGAACTCAACGTGGCTGCCGACGACACGGCCCACCTCGCGGCCCCATCCCCGGAAGATGGGAATGAGGGCCTTGGAGTAGTCCAGGGCCTTCTCCAAGCCCGGCAGGAGCGTCTCCTGCGTGGCTGCGCCGACCTCACCCCAAGCCTTGCCTACCTTCTTGGCTTGGTCCGTGAACTTCTTGAGTTGAGGTGTCTGGGTCTTGAACGCCAGGACCAGCGGCAGCAGGGCGGCAAGTCCCACGGCGAAAGCCCCGCCCATGGCCAAGCCAGCGCCTGCCGTCGCCTGTGCCAGCAGGCCGATCTGAGCCACCAGCGCTGTGACGTACTGCAGGATCAGGGAGCCCGCGCCGAAGATGGCGGGTGCGAACACGGCCGCCATCTTGAGCAGACTCCCCCGGAGGCCCCGTCCGTAGCGTTCGCCAGCCTTCTGGCCGGAGGCCTCGTCGACACCGAACAGCCTGGCGAACCGATCCTTGAAGCCGTCGAAGGAACGATTCAGCCCGCTCTTGATCGACTCGCCGAGACGGTCACCAGTCCGACGACCACCGTCGACATCAACCTTCTTGTCGATGTTCTTGGTGGTGTCGCGGACGGCATCCTCCATGCCGGCCTTGATCTTCTCGCCAGCCGACTTGGCGAACTTGTCCCCGACGATGGCTCCTGAGGAGTCGACATCGGCGTCACGCGCCCCCCTGTCGATGCCGCGCTCAATGTCCTTGGCGAGCCCGGTCGTGAGGGCGCGGATGCGCACGAACGCTGTGCCGACTACCTCAGCAGCCACTTCTGGATCACCTCCTCTCTAGAGCTCGTTCGCAGGCGGCATCCACTGCGTGATGGCGGGCATGCCCGTCTCGGCCTCGTACTCCACGTCGCGAAGTCGGGCTCGAACCTTCTGACGGGCCTCGGCTTGCTCCTCGGTCTGCTGGGACGACTCGAACAGCAGGTGGTACGCGACGCTGAACAACTCCTGCGAGTCGAGAGTCCGAAGACTCCGACCGGTCCGGAGGATGAACAGCCCATCAGCCCAGCGCCACTCCGAGATCAGCCAGTCAAGGATGACACCGGACGCTGCTGAGGGTTTCCCCCGCTCAGCACCTCCGAGGCGAATCCAGCGATCTCGCTGAGCGTCTCGAGCGACACGTTGTTGTCGGGGTTGCGGGTGTAGGCGTGCCAGCGCTCCAGCTCGTCCTCGCGGATGGCGGCATCGAGGAGCTGCCGGACGGTGCGCGCCATGGCACTCGGGTCCTCGGTGTTGGCTCCGCTGAGGAACTCCAGCAGGATGTCGCCGGGGATGCTGCGCCGGAGGTTGAAGACGGTGCCGTCCCCGAACTCGATCTGGTGGTCTTCCTGGGGCTGGTAGGTGTGGATCGTCTTCTTAGCCATCGGTCTTCTCCGTTCAGTGCTAGGTCAGGGTGACGTGGACGCGCAGATGCCCCCGAGCAGAGGTCTGTCCTGGCGGATGGACCAACCTCAGCTCCCTCAGGTGGGGAGGGATGTGGTTCGGGGGCATCTGTCCAGACAAGCGGTCTTCCTCTGGGTAGGGGAGTCACGTCATGTCTGTAGAACGGGAGAGTAGCACCACCCTCAGGTGAAGCGCTTGACCACCTTCTTGAGTGCGCCAAGTAGGTAGTTGTTGGGCGTCGGGTGGCCCGGGTGGTTCACCGACTTGAAGGAGACCACACGCCCCACCTTCGGCCAGAAGAAGACCAAGCGCGGCGCTCTCCGGGCCCTGATGACGTGGGGCATCGTCCCCTTGATGACGAAGATGGCATGCTCCGGCACAGCCACCACACGGCTCTCCAGATCCCTCTTGGGTCCGTGGTGCCCGTAGTCCGTCTTGTGGCCCGCAGCAAGCCTTCCCGTGTCCTTAGGAGCGGCGACGCGGGCGGCTACGCCCACGAGCTCGGTAGCGTCCCGCAGGTGAGAACCAACGGGTCCTGACCACGAGCGGAAGGCGCGGTTGAAGGCGACGGGATGCTGCACGAAGCGAACGACCTCGATGGACGCCATCAGTCGATCCCAACGGTGAGCGTGAGGGTAGAGATCCCCAGTCCGCCGACCAGGCCCCAAGACAGCGACCACGTCTTGGAGATGTACGGGACGTACTCATTGGCGTAGTCCCAGAGGAAGCTCCCCGAGGCATCCATGTGCGCTGAGGCCTCCGCCACCCTGGCGGGGTCGTCCGAGCCGTCATCGTTGGCGACCCACGAGCAGTCGTGTGAGAAGAGGATCGTGAAGGTGCCCATCTGGGCTGCGTCACAGACGACGATGTCCTCGACCCCCGCACCGCCAGCCTCAGGAGCCAGGTTCGTCACCGCCACGATGAGCGACGCACAGGAGACAACCGGGGTCCCGATCTGGGCGTAGCGCAGGGCAGGCAGGTCCAGGCCGATGTCGGCCGCCCGAGCCTCCAGGTCGGCCAAGATCTGCTGAGCCTTCTGGTAGGGGGTCATACGCCCGTGCACTCCGGACCGCAGCCTGTGATCTCGCTCAGGAGGAGGTGCGGGCGAGTCAATGGGTCGATGAGTCCGGCAGCTCCGCGACGACGCACGCCGCTGATCCACTGATCGACGGAGCCGATGCCGGTCAGACCCTTGTCGAGGAAGTCAAGGGGGTCGAGGATCGTCCACGAGACGCCCTGTCGATTGACACTGGTCACCCGCTCAGGCAGTGAGCAGCTCTTGCCAGCGTGAGACTTGGCGAACTCCAGGGCGAGCTTCATGACGTTCCGCTTGGTGCCCGGAGGAAGGTTCGACTTCACTCGGTACTGCACTCGGATGATGGAGTCATCGCATCGGCAGGGAGCGAGGTCGTTCACACCCCCGTAGACCTTCCCGAAGGGCGGGCGGGACTGGTAGAGCGTGTCCATCCCGGTGCGGCAGCAGACCCGGAGGTAGCCCCCGGGCAGCGCGCACCAGCCTTCGATTTGCTCGACCGTGCCATTGCAGGGATCCACTCTCTCGACCGAGAGGATCTCGTCGACAGGCTGGTGAGCCAGGTAGATCTTGCAGTGGCGACGGACCTGGTACTCGTCCGTCCGGCACTCAGCGCCGTGGTAGTAGTCGCCCAAGAGCCCGGAGAGCAGCCACGTTGCTTCGATCAGGGCTTCTTCGGCGTCCTCGAACGTGAGCCCCAGCGCAGGCTCGTGTGTGATGAGCTGCTCCACCGTCGCCCACATCGGCGTGCAGTCGGCGCTGTAGGACATCGGTGCGTCCAGCCTTTCCACTCAGAGGGGGTGTACCCCCCAGGGGTCGGGGGGGCGACTCCTGGGGGGCACTGCCTCTGGTTCTACTACGGCGTAGCGTCGATCGCAGCGCCCGTGGCCGGGTAGGTGCCGCTGAACAGCGGCTGCGTGTCCGGCTGGGTGCTGGTGCGGACGTAGCTGAACGGGTTCACCAGGGCGTTCCGGTAGATGACGAAGTCATCCGTCGGGTTCGCCGGGTTGAGGCCATCCGCCACGAGGGCGGAGTTGCCGAGGGCCTGACCACTGAACTCGTTCGACATCCGGCCGTTGCTGAGCTCCCGATCGCCGTCGTAGCGAACCTTGACGTACGGGAAGACCCAGTGCCAGTAGGGCTGGTCGGACGCCGGCTTGCCGCCGATGTTGGCGATGCTCCAGAGCTCGACGGCAACCGGGTTGCCGACCTTGTCTCCCACCGCCACGCTGGAGTAGCCGACGATGTTGTTGCTGGCGTCACGGATGACCGAGCCGCCAGCCAGCAGCGCCGTGATCTCAGGATCCAGCGAGCAGACGCTGAGCGCGAAGTCCAGGCGGGTCAGCGAGTCGTCGCCCTTCCAGGTGACGCACACCGAGCCGTCGGCAGCCTTGTCGTTGATCTCGTCGCCCTCCTCGAACTGCGGGGAGAACGACGCCGTGAAGAAGCCTCGCGTGTTGAGCACCGGGTAGCCCGGGTCGATGGCTCCTGACTCCGTGAGCTTCGTCACGCGGAGCCAGGTGCCGTTGACCGAGGATGCACCATCTCTTGCGGCCATGTTGGTTCAACTCCCTTCGAGTTGCGGAGGGGGGTGAGGGCCAAGGAAGCCGCGACCCTCACCCCCCGGAAGCTGGACTAGGCCGTCAGGAGGACGACAGGTTGATGGGCTCGCCGGTCGCACCGAACAGGTTGACCGTGGTGAGGCCACGGACGACCCATGCGGCGTCGGCCGGTCCCATGTATGCCACCGTCTCGAACGTCTCCGAGAACTCGCAGTAGGCGTTCTTCTGGAGGTCTTCCTTGGTCCGGACGACGCCCAGGTTGAGCTCCCCTGCGTCGAGGCGCAGGAAGGTCCCCGTGGGGAACAGGAGCCAGTGGGCGTTGGCGGGGAAGGCGCAGCCGGAGAAGGCAGCCTGACCGGGAGCATCGTCGATGAACCAGATCGGGTCGATGTTGGCCTCCCGGAAGTACCCGTTCACCTCGTCGCGCGAGGTGGAGTAGGTGTTGTCACCGGGGGCCTGCAGCCCGAGGTCGATGGCGATGGCATCGGCGACCCACGACGGGGCCACGAGCTGGAGCGGCGCATCGGGGGCGATGCGGAGCTCCCAGCGCTTGGCCGCGGCGGCGGTGCGGACGGTGAACAGGAAGTCGCGAGCGACGCCCACCGAGGTGGCCGGCGTGCCGCACGAGCCCGTGGCGGCGACACCGAACATCTGGGAGAGCAGCACCTGCTCCGCGAAGCGGCTCTGCGCCACCATGACGAGGTCCGTGTTGGCACGGACCCACTCGGGGAAGGCCCGAGTCATCATGTTGTTGAAGCAGAGGCACAGCGTGAGAGCATCGACATCCGCCGACTGCTCCTCGCCGCACTCGATGGTGAAGCAGGGCTTCGTCTCACCAGCGGTGCCCGTCCCCGCGGGGTGCGTGTAGGACCCCCAGGCGTCGTTCTCGTACCGCCAGATGCCCACGCCGAAGTCGGAGGACGGCATCGCCGGGGGCTGCGCCCAGGTGATCCCGCCACGATCGGCGGTGAAGCTCGGGAGGCTGTCGCGGATGGGGCGTGCCGTCGTGCCCACGGTGGGCACGTCGTAGATCGGCACCCGGGGGGCGCACCAGCCGGCGGCGGTGAGGCCCTCCGGGGTGAGCTGCTCACGGTCCGACAGGAGCGCGCGGATCTTGCGGCTGTTGCCGTTCAGATCCCCGGCCCGCAGGACACGCTCCTCGGGCGGCTCGCCGTCCGGCATGATGCTGGCCACGACGATGTGCTCGCCGTCGCCGGTCACGCCTCGCATGGAGCCGATCTTCCTGGTCAGGGCGTCGACGACGGCATCCATGTCGTCGAGCGGGGCACCAGCCGTGACACCAGGGATGTCACCGCCGGCTCGGATGATCTGCGGACGAGCAGAAGCGACCACGGGGGCGTTCTCCTCGGGCACATCGGCTGCGGTGATGTCAGTCACCGGCTGCTCCTTGTCTTCGGTGGTGGGGGCGTCGGACGGGGCGTCGTCCTCGGCGGGGGTCGTCTCGGGCTGCTCAGCGAGCTGCTCGTCGGGCTCCACGGCGGGCTCAAGCGGCTCGGGCTGCTCGGGCTGGTCGGTGGTGTCCTCAGGCTGCTCGGGAGCGGCGATGGGGGTGGACTCGGGCGTTGCCGCGGGCTCGGGCTCGGCCGACGCCGCCATGGCGGGTTCGACCTCCTCCACGGGGGCCTGCGCGGACTCGCTGGACTTCGCCGACTTGGCCTGACGGATCTCGTCGAGAGCATCGGCCAGGGCCTGCATGCTCTCCAGGTCAGCCTCGGCGTCGGCTGCGTCGAACGCAGCGGTCACCTCGGCTTCGAGCTCGTTCAGCTCCTCGACGGAGAGCTCAGCGAGACGCGAAAGGCGCTCTTGGAACTGCTCCACAGGGGTCCTCTCCTGTTCGGATGAATGGGTCTGTCAGTGCTCGGTCTGGTCTTCACGAGAACTGACACCCGGCCTGTGGAGCCAAGTGCGAGTCGTCTGGATGCATGTTGTAGCACACCGATCGGTGTGCGTGGGTCACCGATCGCCGTGGATGCCGTCCAGCTCACTGTCGGGGATACCGAGCGCCTTCGCACGACGACGCAGGTGCTTGACCACGAGCCCTCGGTTCTTGGCTCGGCCGAGGGCTTGACGGGCCTTGTGCCAGTCCCTCTTGTCCTTGATGGGGTAGGAGCCGTCAGGCAGCGCCCAGCCCCTCTCAGCGGCCTCACGGCGCTTGTCCGGCGTCCAGTCCTTTGTGGCGGTAGCAGTGAGCGCTGCAGTCCTCGACTTCGGCAGGGCGTCACGATCCTTGTAGAACTGGTTGCTCGGGAACTCCACCCGGTTGCCCCAGGGGGTGATGATCCACCCCGAGCCGTCTTCAAAGCGCTCGACCGTCATGTTCTGCGAGATGGCGTAGGCGATGAAGGCGTCTCGACTCTCCGGGTACTGCATGTAGACATCGTCAGGCGGAAGCTCAAGCGTTCCGTCCGGGGTCTTGATCAGCACAGAGCCGTCCTTGCGCTGCGTGACCTCCCAGCCCTTCTCCATGGCGTTGCCCATCAGCACCTGGCGAGCGCCCACGGTCTTGGCGTTCTTGACCTTCTCGTCCCACGCCTTCTTCTGGGCCTTCAGCTTGTTGGCATGCTCCTCTAGGGCACGCCGAGCGGCCTCCGCCTTGGAGGTCCCACGACTTCCCGTCTTGGAGGTCCCGCGACTGCTGCCGTCCTTGTGGTCGAACCGCCCCTTCTCGTCCCGCTTGACCTTCGACTCGTCCCAGTCGGGGTTGTAGCCCTTGACCTTGGACTCGTCCCATGTCTTCGGGGGCGCGGCGATGATCCCTCCGGTCGCTGGACCGTGGGCTCTGCGCCTCAGAGAAGCAGCATCAGCCATGAACCCGGGCGCGGAGAGCCGCAGCGATGGGGACGCTGATGTCCAGTCCATCTTCCCAGGTCGTGTCTGCGTCTTCGTCAGTCAGTGCAGCTTCGATGGCCCCGGCCCCGTCAGGAGCGTTGTTGTCCTCACTATCGACAGCCTGGGCGCTGGCCGAATCGACAGGCTCCTGGGGATGAACTCTGGACCGAAGCTCAGCTCGCTTCATGTGGAGGTCAACCACCTCCGTCTCTGGGGCTGCGGCAGCCTCACCGTGACCGTGAACGCGAGCGCGAAGTGCCTCAGCCTCCTCGGTGGCGAGCGGCCCACTGGCGGCGAGGAGGGCGTCTTCCAGGCGGGTGATCCGCTCTCGGAAGGAGTGCAGTCCCGCTCGGATCCCCTCCTCGATGTCCTGCCCCGCCCGGAGCTGGAGCGTCCGTTCGATGAGCGGCTCCACACCAGCGGCGACGATGGCGATGGGCGTGCCGGACGCTACCCGAGCCCTCGGGATGGGGAAGCCAGGGCAGTTGACGGCGCAGACCGCCACGAGCTCCAGCCGGCCGTTGATGGGACGCCAGTCGCCGGACACCGACGAGGCACGGATGGCCCGGACCTGCTCATCCGTGACGTTCGGGCGCAGAGCGCCGGCGACCCAGATGCCGTGCTTGTCCTCCCCCGCAGCCACGTCCATGACGGCGCTGTTGGTGTCGTCGTAGTGGGCGACGGCTTGCGGCACGGACGCCTCGAGCGGGGCGTGACCGCCAGCGAGCGTGATCTGCCCCACATCGACGAACTCGCCTTCGGCGGTTTCGATGGTGCCTGTGCGGAAGAAGGCGTACTTCGACTTGGAGCGCGGTGGCTTGATGCCTCCAGCCATGCCGATGTGGCTGGTGTGCCACGCAGCGATGTGGCCGTAGACCCTCCCGCTGCTCTCCACCGTCAGAGGCGTGAGCTGCGTGAAGCCCGGGTCCTCGAACCACGCAGCGGGCGGCTTCACGGGGAAACCGCCCGCCACGATGCCTCCGGGCGACATCTCCACCATGCCCCGCCAAGCGGTGTCCATGTCGTAGACGCCGTCCACCAGATCCATGGTGTCGCTCATGGCCCGAAATGGTACACGCCTACAGCATGCTGTCTATGACCTGCCCCGCTTCGCGGAGTCGGGCCACTTCCTTCGAGAACTGATCGGAGAGGTCGGCGGCTCCGACGGCCTGCAGCGCGTGGTGCAGTCCGGTGGTGCTCGCGGCGCTGTCCTCCACCTCGCCCCAGGTGCTCGCCTCGGGCTTGGCGTCCCAGACCAGCACCTTGTCCTGGCGCATCAGCTCCAGGGCGTCCTGGGGGGTGACGGTGCCGCTGCGGATGTCCTCCGCCAGCCGGTCAATGATGATCTTGTCCATGTGTCACCTCCCATCTCTGTCTTGTGCATCGTAACACAAGAAGGTCACGCCTCATCGCCCATGCGTTCCAGCAACTCCTGCTGAGAGGACATCTCCGGCTGCGGCGCGGGTGCGAAGGCCCGAGCAGGACTGCCGTCACCCTGCCCCCGTAGGGTCACCTGGGATCGGGGGTTCTGCTGGGAGACGCCCGTGTTGTCGACAACGAGGAACTCCCGGAACCAGCCAGTCCCCGTGACGTTGTCGTTCTCGTCGATCCCGGCCAGCTCGTCGAAAGCATCTCGGTTGGCCGACATACGGCCACGAGTGGATCGCTTCTCGCCGACGACAGCGCTCGGTACGAACCGACCACCGCGGTCTGTCTGGAACAGGCGTGCGTACCGCCCCTTCGCTGAGACCTTCGACTCTTCTGGGCTGATGTCGACGAACAGGCCTCGGAAGGAGTACCCAGCGCTAGCCAGCGGGATCATCCGCTTCTTCATGCCCGCTGGCGTCTCCATCGTGTTGTCGAGCACGACGTTGTAGCCCTCCTCCGCCAGCCGGTTGAGGAAGATCTTCGACAGCGCGCTGGACTCCTCATGGATGAACGTCACCTGCTCCATGGGCTTGAGGCCCTCGATACCAGGGGGGAGCCCGCCGGCGTCGATGAGCATCTCCTTGATGGAGTCCGGGTTGATCGACACATGCGTGACGCCTTCCGGAGGATCCGGCGTCTCGCCGGGATCCCACGCCACCACGCCCATCTCGCTGGCCGGACCTCCCGGCCTCAGCGAGGACGACTTGCCAGCACCAGGCAGCCCTCCGAGGGCGAAGGCGTCTCGCTCCTTGGGAACGCCGGAGGCTTCGATCTTGGAGATGAGATCCGACCAGATCCCCTCATGGAGCGCGACGCGCTCTGGCGTCCACTGGTCTTTGTCCTCGCCAAGCTGGTTGTGCGTGAAATCCGTATCGAGTTGAGAGCGGAACACCCCTGCGAGCAGAGCGTCCAGCCCAGCCGCTCGAGCCTCGGCGTCGTCCGTGCTCAGCCCCTTGGCGACGTTGTTGATGTAGGTCCGAAGCTGGTCTCGGTTGAGGTTCTTCACCTGCTCAGGGGTCATCACCCCGCGGTCACCGGGCTCAGCATCGAAGCCGAGATCGGGACCAGGGTCGGGGCTCTCCAGCGGGAGAGCCTTGCCCTCATCCACCCGGGGCGCTGCCGGAGCGTCCAGTCGAGCCTTTGGCCCAGCCGTGGTGGTGATGGTTGACGAGAGAGCCCGCCCTACTCGACCGTCCTCCACCTCCACCTCCACGATGGGATCGTCGGCGTTGCTGGGGTTGGGCAGGATGTTGCGGACCTTGGCCCGGGTCGCAGACACCTTGGAGCCGTCTCCGGGGACGGTCACCTCCCCCCTGATGAAGCCGTGCTTCTCGATGAAGCGGCCGTCCTTGCCGCGAGGATGCAGGAGCTCGTTGAACTCTCGAGCGGCTCGACGAATGAGGTTG